CCGGCATTTGTCTGCTTTTGGTAAAATTTCGTCCTTCTTGCAAGCCTTGATTATAGGGTAGGCTCGCACACCCCTCTTGTAGCACTCCTCCATATGTGCAATTTCTTTGTTTACATCTTCATTAAATACTCGGTGTCCTGGAGTATCTACTTCCAAATATTTACTCTTTGCTCCTGTACATGGAAAACCTATAGCCGTTTTAAACTTCATAGCGTCTATAAATCTTTTACCATCAATTCCATTCAAGTTTTCATCATATGTTAATGGTCGTATACTATTAAACAACCCACCTTTGCTCACCAGCTTCTTCAAGGGGGTTTGATAACACTCTACTGCCTTCTGTAATAGATCAGCTTGAAATGGCTTTCCAGGAATGGACATGTTCGCCAATGCCGTACTATATCCAAACCATTCTGGTCGCATTTTAGGTCTATGGTATGTATTCGGCACACCACATTCCATTGCAACTAGGTGACTTATTGGAGTATCAATGACATTAGATTTTGATGTGCTGCGATCAGGAAATGAACCATGATAACATATCTGTGAACCATGAGGCATGTAATTAACTGGACTCTTCTCGTGCGGTGTGTCCGTAGTAAAATCTATATCCTGTCCAAAACATTTCTGTGGCAACTTATTTTCGTCTGCTCCTAATACTACTCCCAACGTTCTATTTAAATGGGAGACACCAGCTTCGAACTGGTCCTGCGAAAATAAGCCGCATACACCTTTTGGCGTCTTATCAACTCCCCCTAAATGAAAGCCTAGTATACATGCTGTGCCCGTATCAGATACAAGCGTAGCACCACAAAGGCCTCCAAAAGTGTTACCAGACAATGAAATGTAACTTGCTCCCGTGAACGATACACATGTGCGTACCGACCAAGGAGAAGATAAACGACCTTTCCATTGTTTAAGAGTGCCTGAATTTTCTCTCCAAGACATCCTAAATGGAACATTGCCGATGACCTTCAAGGGAAAATGTTTGATCATATTCCTGAATGATCCTCCTGAAGCTGTATAAAACAATCTAATATCTGTATTGGGTATCAAGTATGAATGCTTCTTGTGCAACGTTGTAGAAAATTTGCCGCCATTAGCATCTGGATTCTTCTTCCTAGCTATAATTTCAAAAGCGTCTGTCTTCACATAATGATCTGGTATAGCAATAACATTAGTCTTTACCATAAATCCATTGGCCATCCATCTTTCTCCATTTACAAGAATAGTCAAATACAATAAATTTTTCTCTACCAATCCTTCCAACACTGATGTTGTGGTAGTTTTATTTACTGCGGACAATGGTAATTCACGAGTTGCTACATCTGTCCATATCGTTGCTTCTTTATCGCGTTTCTCAATCTCTTCAACACTCTTGGGTTCAAGATCACCCTGTTTAATTGATTGATAAGATCTACATACTTTCAATACTTGGTATCCTATAAATACAAACGGTATGGCTTGAGCAAAAATCTTTAAATTCCTTGATTGACGCTCACCAATGTACGCTGACATCCTTACTTCAGTTTGTATCATACGATCTGCAATATATTGCTCAGTTGTTACATAAATGTGTCGTAAAACCAAACAACTCACGATTGTCAAAATAAGAATAGTCCATAACACACTGTGATCCAACACCTTGTTAGTCAACCAAAATGTTGCCAATAAGGCAAGTAACAACTGAAATCTCAATGTCCAACTATTAAATGCCGTTTGTAATCGTCGTGTGAATATAAATCTCTTTACAATTGGTTGTCGTAAAATGAATCCTGGTACAAGGTAAAACATGGAGTCATCAGCAATAAATCGGAACCATTTGACAATAATATATCGTAAAGCTGGTAAACAGATCCTCAGCCAAGTCATAGTCAATATCCTCCAATCAGAAAGAGCGTCAAATGCTATACTATCCAAGGTTGGATAAAATAACTCCCTCACATCGCTCAACATTCCTGATTGTGTGTCAAATTGTGAATCCGTTATACTAGAATCATTTTCGAATTGTTCCAAATATTCTTCAACTGCAATATCTGCCGTCGTGGGCACTTCTCTCACTCGTGGTGGGCGAAATACCGGCAAGTTGCGGCCTACAGCATGAATCTGTGACATAGGTATTGGCCCATCTCGTGCTATCAATGCTGTATGGCTTGTTTCTGCATTAGTGTCATGTTTAAGACACATATGCTGCAATTGTTTACATCCTGGAACAGGACAAAGCTTTGCTTCAGATCTACATTTATTCGCTGATTCTACAATCTCGCGTTGTACCTGGCGATGTGTGTTAAATTCATCAACTAGAAAATTTGCTGCTTCAATAAAATTTACATTCTCAAGAAGTTTTCCGTCTTTATTGCGAACGGTGACATACTTTCCAAGCGATTCAACTCCATCATCAGGATTTTCCTGAACACAACGCTGAATTGTAACTTTCCAAACTCTGTCATCAAATGGTGTTTTAGGTGGGTCCAATCTCTGGCTTTCACGAACTTTCTCAATGTCTATGCCAAGAGCTACACCAACTTCCGATGTCTTCTTATATTTCGTTACAGGTTCAATGTTAATAATGTAGTTCATACGTCCTTGTATGGAAATAGGACATGCTGACAATTTGCGTGCATGTAAATCTTTCACATTTGTGGTAATACAAAACAATTCTGGCTCTACGAACATACTTCCTTTTTGTTCTAGCTCTGCCATGTTAGGTACGTACACCTGGTTATTTACAACATCAATTACCATGCGTCCAATGTCTGTGTCCTTTCCATTACTATCTGTGACCTCATTCCCAAAATCATCCATTGTCATGGTTAGATGGCTTGTTAGCCAACCAGACAAATATGGGTCTTTTGAGGTCTTTACATATCGACGTGATAAGTCCAAATCCAACTCTTGCGAAGCTAATAGTACATCAATAATCTGATTCAAATATGTGGATTTTCCAGCGGCGGAATTTCCTACAACTTCAATTGAAAAGGGTCGTCTTCGTAATCCCGAACCCTTCTTTTGCAATATAAAGTCACGCTGTATTTGACTCAATTCATTTATCTTTGCTTCAAGCATTCTCTTTGCCAATCGATCTACGGATGTGCTCATGTCCTTGTATCCTCGCAATGTGCGATTTAACTTGTGAACAAATTCCACATCCTCAGTTTTCCGAAATTTGTATAAATTTCCATTTCTAGCATAATCCCACATGCCACGTATTTCCAGAAAATCTGAATCCAATGTATCCATCTCAGATTTAGAAGTCAGTAGTGGCTTCAATGATCTATCAATATAACATTTATACATGGCATCTGCAAAGAAATGTACTGAATCTAATAATGCGCCAAAAACGTCCTTAGCATCACTATGAATCCCATACAGATGTGGTGCAACGACACGAAAGTTGCCCATACTAAATGTTAAACTCTCTGCGTTACATATGCCTATAGAAACTACAAGCCCCAAGAATTTTGATATGTGACCAAACATGGGGTTTTTCGAAAATTCTTTCCAATTTGTGGACGCAAGCTTCAATGCTTTTATCCATTGGGGTGAATCATCCAATTCTGTTCCGTTTTGTGAAACTGGTGGTAACGTGTCA